TGCAACACAACAACAATTAGATAATTTGTCTGCAGCGCAGGCAGCAAAAACGGCTGCACAACAAGATTATAATACTAAATTAGCAATACGTAACACTAAAGTATCTGAATATAATTCTGCTAATTCAACTTTAACAACTCATAATCAAACTTTAACAACTAAAACAACTGCTCACAATGCTGCAATTATAAACACAGCAAATAAATTACAGGATAAAGAAGATGCAATAGATGCATATGATCAATCAATTATAGATTTAAATAATGCTATTGATAATGCCTGGAACTATTATGATGAGCAAATGGCTAGAGAAATTGCTACTGCATTAGCACAAGCCGCTGCTGCCGCTGCTGCTAATCAACCAACTACAGAACCAACGACAGAACCTTCCCCAGAGCCAACAGAAGAAGTCACTCCAGAGCCAAGCCCTGAGCCTTCTCCTGAGCCATCGCCTGAGCAAACTGAATCAGTCGATCCCACTCCAGAGCCAAGCCCTGAAACCACAGATGAGGCGACGCCAGAGCCAACTCCTGAACCTGAGCCATCTCCAGAGCCTTCACCAGAGCCTTCACCTCAGCCAACGGATATAGATCCAGAGCCAACTCCTGAACCAGAGCCAACTCCGATTGAACCTTCTGAAGAATCACAAAACAATGTTATCATAAAAAATGAAGAGTTACTAGAGTTAATTCCAGAAAAAGGAACGGGAACTTCAGAAGATCTCACTTCAGTTATAGCTAATTTAACAAGCAAGGATAATAAATTAGTTACATTGAGTCCAGAGCAAGTTGCTGCTGTTAGCCAGACATTAGTTGCATTAACAAATGAGGCAAAGATTGAGGTCGCACAAGACCTTGGCATTAAAGCAACTGAAGTTGCTGTAATTGCAGAAGCAATGAAGTCTAATCCAGAATTAGCCACAGCATTTGTTGAATTTAAGGATAGGGAAGCAGCAGCAGAAGACGCCACCATGCCTTACACATTAGCTGACGCTACCACAGAAGTACAGACAGAGGCATTTTTGGCGGACCCAATAGGAGCAGTTTTAGATATAGATTTAAGTAAAGTTTTAAACCCTTCTGAATGGGGTAAAGACATGACAGACGATCAAAGAGAAAAGGCGCAAGAAGTAATTGTGCCAGTAATTATTGCAAGTAATATCGTGGCCGCAGCCATGACTAGGAGGATATAATGAAAATAATAAAGGCTATATTTAATTATGCCTGGGAAGTTATTAAGGAGAGCATAGCCCAAATATTTACCCTTCTAGGGTTTTTTATTGCTTGGCTCACCCTTACAGGAACCGCCCAGCAGGTAGTTGGCATAGCAACATTAATTGCCACCGTTATTTGGCTAGCCACAATACCCCTAAGAAAAGAAGAATAAAAATGCTATAATTGAGGCATGAGAAAATTAGGTGCCTCATTAGCTAGCATAATGCTAGCCTTCACAGTTACATCGTGTAACTTTGATGGTTCATTCCGATATGAATGCCAAGATCCAGCAAACTGGGAAAAGGCAGAATGTAACCCTCCAATTTGTGAGACTACTGGAACCTGTTCTAGAGATTTAGTTGGACAGGAAGTATGGGATGAGTACCAGAAATCAAAGGTAAAGAATGGCTAAAGAAAGATTAACCCCACAAGATCTTGATGCAAGACTAAAATTTATTCTTGGCATCACACTTGGAACAATTTTATTGTGTACATCTTTAGGAATTTTGTACGCTCTTATATTTGTAACACAGCCAATTGGAGCACAGTCAGAAAACGATAAAATGTTTTTCAATGTTCTTGGTAGCGTTGCAACATTTATCACAGGAACTCTTGCAGGCTTATTAATTGGTCAGTCTGGCGCTAAGGATGTTATGGCAGCACAGATGGCAAATAAAGAAATAGATGCAAAGAATACTCAGGCAGATAAGAAACTTGAATCAGAATTAGAAATTAATGAGTTAAAGGCTGAAGTAGAAGCAGATGCTGTTAGAGCAAGACTAGATGCAAAGCCGAATGATCAAATGCCAGCAGAGCAACCAGTAGATACTGATTGGGATAAGGAATAATTATGCCATGGAATATTAAACAGGGTGCGTCAGGATGCAAAGGCTATGCTGTTGTAAAAGAAGGTACAAACGAATTAGTTGGATGCCATAATAGCGAAACTAAAGCTAAAGCACAACTCAGAGCACTATATGCTAGCGAAGTTGAAAAGGCTAATCCTTGCTGGGATGGATACGAAATGGTTGGTTGGAAAAATAAAAATGGGAAAAAGGTTCCCAATTGCGTCCCTAAAGTTAAAAAGGGAATTTTTGGAAGAGGTAAAAATTAATTATGTCAAATGATTTTGCAGTACCAGCAGAAACAGAAAAGGCTCCAAAAGGTAGCGCAGCCAGATTAATACAGGTTGCTAAGTCACAAGTTGGATACATTGAAGGTCCAAAAGATAATGAGACAAAGTACGGAGCATTTACTAAGGCTAATTTTCAGCCATGGTGTGGATCATTCGTAATGTGGTGCGCTGATCAAGCTGGAGTAAAGGTTCCAAACACTGTTTACACTCCAGGTGGTGCAGCAGCATTCAAAAAGTCTGGTAGATGGATAGATGTAGATTTAGCTGATCCAGAGCCAGGGGATATAGCCTATTTTGATTTTCCTGGAGATGGCGTAGACAGGATATCTCATGTCGGAATTGTTGTTGAAGACAATGAAGACGGAACGGTATGGTGCATTGAGGGTAATACTTCAAGTAGCAAAAAGGGTAGTCAAAGAAATGGCGGGGAAGCCTGTAGACAACTTCGTGCATTTAAGAAAAATAAAAAGGGTGTGCAAGTCTCTATAGTTGGATTTGGAAGACCTAAATTTAAAGCATAATGAATAAGTATAGTATTAAATTAGAAGTAATGGCAAGCATAGAAGCTTTCAATGAAAATGATGCTAGGGATTATATTGCTGATATATTTGGTACTGATGACGAAATAAAGTCAATAAAGATTGTAAGTATTAAAGAAAATAGTTGACAAGCGCTATTTGATTCCTGTATAATATTATTCAGGTCTAAAACATACAAATTGGACAAATGTTACACTTATATGAAAATGGAGTAGAGATACTCAGAAAAAGGCTTGATAATAAAAAGCTTGAATCATATTGGAATAATTATAATTTTATAGTATGGAAAAAAGATCAAGGCGGATTCTCTAATACCAAAGGTGTATATAGAAACAATAGCTGGGGAATCGCAGATGAATTTTCAGTTAGTTCAAAAGGAACTTGGATACTACCGCTAAAATATGTCAGATATTTTAAATGAATTAAATTCTGATAAAGACAGTATTAAATGGTGGCATCTAGCAGCATGCCAGGGTATGGATACTAATTTATTTTTTGATAAATATGAATTAGATATTTCTATGGCTAAAGCAATAGATCAGTGTTGTTTGTCTTGCCCAGTAATACAAATGTGTTACGAGTCTGGGGAAATAAATAATGAATACGGTGTTTGGGGAGGTGTTTATTTGTCTTCTGGATCTATAGATAAGATGAAAAATATACACAAAACTAAAGACATATGGAAACAGATTCGGCAGAAACACAATGTCTAATTTGAGTGATAAAAATTATTTTAAACATGGAATAAATTTATGGACTGGTGAACCTAACAAGCCAGTATTTTACAACGAAGAAATGAAAAAGAAACTTAGGGAAATAAAGAGGCCTATGCTTCTTTTAATGGATGTAGTTAAGTATCCAGAATTTCTCGCCTTAAGATTATATGAGGATAACTTTATACAATTTACTGGAAGTAAAAAAGAAGAAGTTATAGATTATGTTATGAAGGTAAAAAAGATGATCGAATCATACGGTGTAAGATGCGAACTTGAGGGGGTTCCTAGTGGAAAACAAATCACTTAATGTATACATACAGTCAGAGCAAGCGTACGGCATTGTTGAAAAAATGGGAGCTTTTGCCTCAATGGTAAAATATGAAATAGATGGCGTCCAATACGAAGAGTTATTGGAAAATGATGATTTACTTTTCCTAGGAGAATAATGGAAAAAATACTTTGCTACTCATGCAATAAAACTAAAAATAAATTAAATGTAAGAAGATCAGTTCTTCTTCCAATAAATTTGTTTTTGTGTCAAACATGCATAGACCAAAAACTTGAGCCAAGGTGGGTTATCTTAATTGCTGGAAGGCAAAATGGACATGATTCAGTTAAAGAATTTGTACAGAAAAAAAGATACCTTGGATTAGATATAACTGCTGCAGAACTGTTAGTTTAAATATATATTACTGTATAATTAATCTATAATGCAGATAGATTATATTACAGTTGCTCTAACCTTATTAGCTGCAACTCTCAGCGGATTTGCCACAGCACTAATTGCTGGTATTAGGGATGCAAAAAAGGAAAAAGTTAGGCGGGAAGAAAGAGATAAAGATCAATTAAAAATGGAGGTCAAGGACCTCAAAATAGATCTTTATAAATTAGAAAAAGAATTAACTGAATGGAAAGATAAATATTATCAGGCTATTCAGGAATTAATTACCCTTAAGGCTGAATTAGAAAATGCATTAAGTGCCCTGAGCCATATAGAAATGCATGAGGACATAGACTCGGAATATTTAAAATAGTACAATAGGGTTATGACCTGTATCGTAGCCCTATCTGTGGGCAATAAAGTTATCCTTGGCGGTGATTCCGCAGCCTCTGACGAAAAGTCTGGTTTAATTTTACAGGTTACAGATCCAAAAGTTTTTAAGGTTGGTCAGTACGGTATTGGATTTGTAGACAGTTTTAGAATGGGACAAATTTTACAGTATAACTGGACTCCACCAATCTATAAGCCAACAGCAGGTTTTAAAAACTTAGACAAGTTTATGCGTACTAAATTTGTTGAATCAATCAAGGAAGCTTACCAAGAGCACGGCTATGGAAGATTTGGAAACAGCGCTCCAGAAGACGGAGATGAAGGCGGCATAATTATCATAGCAGTTCAAAACACTGGAAGAATTTTTATAATGGATGTAGACTATCATGTTTCTGAAGTTGATGTAGATTATTTGGCAGAAGGTAGTGGTCAACAAATAGCATTGGGCTCACTATACTCTACAACAAATATAAAGACTCCACGCAAACGTGTAAGAATGGCCTTAGAAGCAGCGTCTAAGTTTATAATGAGCGTAAGAGGCCCCTTTACAATTATAGAGGTCTGAGGTATAATTAATTGATGGAAGAGCCAAAAGATATTAATGACTTAAGGCCAGACTATAGTAAGTCTATGGACATAAGAGGCGTACCAACACACGTTTGTCCATGTGGCTCTAACATATGGAATTTAAAAGTAATCTTTTATAATTTTGAAATAGCAAGTTATTTCATAGATATGGAGTGTGCCGACTGTGGAACACTCGCAACGGCGCCAACGCCTATAGATAGAGATGGATCAGAATGAGAAATTCTAGACGTATAGACCAACTTGAGTTGGAATTGTATAAATTGAGAATTGAATTAGATTTAATTCATGAGATTCTTCATGGATTTTTGCAGTCTCAGGAGCAAAAGGCTCAAAATATGGATTCTGGGAAATGGTATCCACGTAGACTTCCTCCACAACAGTAACTATTGACAGTCCGATACTAATTTAGTAGAATTATCTACATGAAAAAACTAATAACGGCTTTAGTAGCCATTACACTAATCACAACATCAATGCCTGCACAGGCAAAGCTAAAGAACACAACAAGTGTTCCTACATTGGCAGTATTAGATACTGCTCTAGACACTTCAATTCCTGCAATTAAGTCACGATTAATTTATGAAGTATGTATTCTAGATTGGCCATCATGTCCAAATGGAACAAAGTTTATGGAAGGCTCAGGAGCTTCAGTTCTTCCACAAAATATTGTTTCCAATTCTAACTTTAACCATGGCACACAAATGGTCTCTGCTGCTATTGCAAACAACCCCAACATGAATATTTTATTTGTTCGCATTGTTGGACATACTTCTCGTGGAATGCGTCAAACAACAGGAGTTTTAACTGTTACGAATGCATTGGAGTGGGTATTTGCAAATAAAGATAAATATAACATTGCTGCAGTTGCAGTTTCTCAAGGAAATCACAGTGTTAACAAAAAGACAACTACAAATTATTGTCCATTTACCGCAACAGACATGATGGTAGATAGACTATATTCTGTAAACGTGCCAGTGTTTTTCCCATCAGGAAATGATCGTGATAGGTCAAGAATCAATTGGCCAGCATGTATACCTAATGCGGTTGCTGTTGGTGGAGTTGAGGTTGCTGGATTGGATAAGCCACAGCCATCTCTAGTCAGTAACTATGATGGCAACTTAATAGATATTTGGGCAGAAATAACATCACCAGTTTTGTTCCCAGGTGGAAGAACTGGAAATGCTTATGGAACCTCAGTTGCAAATCAAATTGCTGCTGCTAAATATATAGCAGTCAAAAGCTCTAAGCCCACACTTACTTTGCCTCAACTGCTATCATTAATTAAGTCAAAGTCAACTCCTGTTCCAAATACATTAAATCAAAACATATTTATGTTTAATTTAGGAGCAGCAGTAAATGGATAAAAATGTAACTATCATTCAAGGAATAATTGAAGATGTTGCTACCGAGTTGTACCAGCAATGGTATAACTCGGTTCCTTCTTCTGAAGTAACAGATGAGTCTTCAAAGGCAATGATGAAGAACGCATTTGACACATCGTTTTTTGTAATCCAAAGGTTTATGGACAAGTTTAATAAAGAGGCGGAAACACTAAAGGGTGTTGACGATCAGGGTAATATTTAGTAGGATATACCTATGCAAACATTTTTACCACATCAAGATTTCTCTAAAACTGCTAGCAGATTAGATAGAAAGCGTCTTATTAAGCAAAGTGTAGAAAATCTACAGGTCTTAAAGTCTTTAGCTGGACTTTACAGTTCAGGTGCTTGGAAAAATCACCCAGCAGTAAAAATGTGGGATGGTCATGAAGACTGGCTATTTTTATATAACGAGTCTATTGTTAAAGAGATACTAATGAGAGGCTATAAGAATACAACACATGCCACATTTGATCAAATTTATCAAGACCATTTTATGCTTATGGAGTCCGACAGGCCATGGTGGCTAGGAGATGAGCGTGTTCATTATTCTCATCGTGGCAGACTTTATGAAAAAGACCCAGACGAGTACTATTTTTATTCAGAATTTGCTGACTATAAAGATATGGGATATACTTGCTGCGAGTCGTGCAATTACTATTGGCCAACCCATTCAGAGGCTTTATGATAGTAACAGACGATAATTTTGAAACTGTTGTAAACAGTCATAAATTAATCATGATAGACTTTTGGGCGGAATGGTGTAGGCCATGCAAAATGTTTTCCCCAATCATAGAAGAAGTTTCTAAAGAGACTGGCATATGGTTAGGAAAAATGAATGTCGACAATGAGCTAACAAAGCAAGTCGAATATCAAGTAACAAGTATCCCTACTACTATATTGTTTAAAGACGGAAAGCCAGTAAAAAGAATTATTGGTGCCAAGCCTAAACATGTTATGTTGGAGGAGATTAAAGAATGGATCTAGCTTTTGACGATTGGATTAAATTTGGCTATGACAAAGGTTGGATATCAGATGTTTTTTGTAACACCCACGACGGTCCTCCAATGGACGACGAAGAATTAAAGGAGTGGGATGAAGGTGGAGATCCATGTTCTTTTCAGGTAAGAGTATGGGAACTAGAATAGAATTCTGATTCACAATATAGAATCAGAGTATATAAGGAGAAATAAAAAGAATGAAATCATTCAAGAAAATCGCTCTAGCCATGGTTGCAGCCATGACTATGGGTACACTTATTGCAACACCTGCAAGTGCTGCGCCAATGACAGTTGCTCTTGCGACTGGTGCAACTTTCGGTACAGCTAATACAACTGCTTCCGATATTGCTACACCAGCACAATTAACAGTTCCTTCAGATAATGAAGTTAATGCTGTTGATGTATTGCGTATTATCGCAACTGTAGATACAGGAACATCTGTAACTGCAACTGCTACTAATGCTACAATTGTTTCGGCGCTACACTCATCTGCTGCACCAGTAACTGCATCGTCAGGATCATCATCTCTGACAATTGCCACTGGAACAGGAACAACTGCAACGTTTTATGTATATACTAAAACGACAGCAATTGGTACCGTGGTTTTAACAAATCAGGGAACTACACTTACATATTATGTTCAGGGAACAGTTGGTAAGATTAATACTCTAGCCGTCTCTGCACCTGCAAGTGGCGCTGCTGGAACTGTCCAGACAATTACAGTAACTGCTACAGATGTTTTCGGAAACAAGGTGTCAGGAAAATCTATTACTGGCCGTGTATTTGGCTCAGGAGGAACTCTTGAAACCTCAACCGCAACCACTGGTGCAACCCTAGCAACTTTTGGAGTTGCAACATTTAAGCTAACTCTTCCAACAGCTTCAACTCGTTCTCTAGTAGAATTCTCGTTGACAACTGCTACAGATGGAGAGTCTGCAGATGTTGTTGGATTGCCAGTACGTACACTTGCTCCTTATGCAGAGGTCACAGTTCGTGATCTAACTGCAGAATTAGCAAAGGTACAGGCAGATCTTGCTGCTGAAAAGGCAGCACGTGCTGCTGACGCAACCGCTGCTGCAACCGCTGCTGCAACCGCAAAGGCTGCTGCTGACGCTGCTGCTGCTAAAGCTGCTGCTGATCTAGTTACTGCTAACGCAGAAGTTGCTAAGCTTAAGGCTGAAGCAGTAATTGCGAAGGCTGCTGCTGACAAAGCTCTTGCTGATGCAATTGCTAAGGCAACATCAGACGCTGCTGCTGCTAAGGCTGCTTCAGATAAGTCAATTGCAGACCTAAAGGCTGCTTTTAATAAATTAGCACGTTCTTGGAATGCAAAAAATCCAAAAGCAAAGGTTGCTTTAGTTAAGTAATCTATTATTAAACGGGGCGGTAGAAATATCGCCCCGTTTAAGTTAAGGAATTAAAATGATAAATTATGATTATCAAGAAATAAAAAATAAAATAGATTATGCTAAAAAAAATAACATTGGGGTATTTTTTAAAAATTTTTTAAAAGAAGAATTTGTACCTAATTGGCAAAATGTTTTAGATTGTGTTTATGGTGAATATCAAGAGCCAACAGACCAAGAAATAGTGAAAATTATTGAAGAGCAAAATGAAATACGTAGTAAAAGTTTAGGAGAAGGCAAGTTTGTAGAAAGATTAGAGGGAAGAGTTATAATTGGTCAACATCTATTTATAACACCACTTCAGTTATCTCAATCAAGCATAAAAAAATATTTTAAAAACATAGAAGATTTAGTCAAAATATTTGAAGAAAAATGTAATATTAAAACAAGCTTAGTAGGTCCAAAAATTTGTATAGGGCCATACCAAAACGGCAGCCACATAGACGAATGGGACGGACTTTCTTTACATTGCGAAGGAACTGCTACCTGGACCCTATCTGATAAAAGACTTGGAAGCAATGATATTTCATATAAAGAGACATTTTTTGTGGAAAAGGGAGATTTAATATTTTTCCCACAAGGAATGTGGCATGAGGTCTCAGTTACTGGAGCAAGGGCTTCTTTGCAATTTAATTGCCCACCATCTTATTGATTGTTTGTTTATAATATGATACAATTAAATAATATGGAATGGGATCATTTTCACATAATAAAACAAAAAGTTTTACGTGAATTAATAAATGAATTGCAAGGAATAGAATTCCCTTACGAGTGGAAGCCTAAAGATGTTTTAGGTTTTGTTATAAGAAAGTTAGAGGATAAAGAAAAAGCATGTTAAGAAAAATAAAAAAATGGTTTGGTTTTCCAACAGTTGAGGATTATCAAAAAATTCTATTAGAAAAATTAGAGGAGATAGAAATGACAGAAAAGAAGGCACCAGCCAAGAAGGCACCAGCCAAGAAGGCACCAGCCAAGAAGGCACCAGCCAAGAAGGCACCAGCCAAGAAGGCACCAGCCAAGAAAACTGGCGGAAGCGGAAAGCCTCAGCAGGCCCTATAATGGAATCAAATAAAAAAAGTTTATTGAAAACCCTTAGTTGGGAAACATTTCACCTTATAGGTGTTGCTGGAATAATTTCAGTTGTAACATATGCAATAACTGGCGAAGTTGAATATGAATATGCTACTTTTGGAGCCTTGGGCTATATAGCCTGGGAAGCTTTGGGCTACTATATCCACGAAAGAGTATGGGCCAAATTCGGCAATAAAGTAAATTAATGGATATACTAGACAAGTGTGAAATGGATGGCTGTAATGAGCCAGCCGAAAGAATTACCTCTACAGAGACTAAAATAATTCAGGTATGTAGGGACTGTTATAGTAAAAAATACAAAAAATGATATAATTGACTGATAAGCGGACTTCTAGACCCGCTTAAATAAAACCTATAGGAGTAATAAAATGTCAGAAGGACAAAATTTAGACGGCTTTAATAATACTAAGCCAGCAGGAACAACACCATGGCCTGCAGCATCACAATCACCAGCTTCTGGTGGATCTTTTGGGGCAGGACTTTCTTGGCCATCAGCAGAAGATAAGTCTTCACAAGACGGTGCTGGCGTAGGCAACGGCGGTAAGTAAAATGGAAGAGCAGACAGTAGCAGCACCCGCTGCACCTGTAGCACCCGCTGCACCTGTAGCACCCGCTGCACCAGTTAAAAAGGCGACATGCACGAGAGATACACGTGGAGCAAATCCATGTGCAGTTAAAGATTGCGAGAACTGTAAATAATGTGTGTTGAATGTGGATGCCAAATGGTTGGCAGCGAAACTGGAATTAAAGATGTTAATGTCCAGGACGTATCAGATCAAGGTAATCAATAATGTGTAAAGAATGTGGATGTGAAAGCACAGAAGAGACTCAAAGAGAGTCTGCTACTGATCGCAATGTTGTAACATCAAATTCCGTAAAAGGAAATTCAAATTAAATGAGCAAAAAATTTAGAATAGTTGAAACATTAAACAAAGCTGCAATAAAAGAAGGTTCTTTTGTTGTTACGTCAGATGATGAAGATATCATTGCTGGTCGTGTAGAACATGTAATGACTGAAGGTATGCTCGGAGTTAAAGAGTCAGAGTATGCCGTTGAAGCTTCTGCAGAAGATCCAGCTATTTTAATTAGAAAATTTGAGCAGGAAGAAGAGAGCGGTTTGTGGGAAGAAACACCTTGGCTTATTGGTAAACCAATGAAAATGTGTACACAAATCGAATCTCTTCCTCTTGAAGAAGATTCAATGTCAAAAGGATATTGGACTGGTAGTTTTGATCCAAAAAAGGTTATATAGTGTCAGAAAATACAGTTACCTCTAATGATGCTACTAAAAAAAATCCTTCGCAGGGTAAATTTAAGTCTGGCATAAATAATAAAAAAAGCACCTTAAGAATAGATACAAATAAACATGGAATAAGAAGAGAGACAAGTCTTCTGCCAAAACAAAATAAAAAAACTGGAAGAAAGAAAGTATAATGTCTTCTGGACAACGAAGAGGCAGTTTTCCATTTAATGCAACTCAAATTAAAGATGGTAAGATAGTTAGGCTTAGAAAAGATGGAACGGTAAAAGCTATTCTTGATGACTATAAGCCTAATCATCCAAAGAAAGATGTGTCAAACAAAAAATAGTTCATCTGATCTAGAAATAGACATAATCAGTTCTATCGATCACCAGATAGATAAAATAGAAGACTTGGGGCTATAATATTAGGGAGCTAATTACTGGGGAGCAGGCGGAAGAGTATCCAAATGCTACAGACCTCACTATACATAGCAAATGTCCTTCTAAATGGCTATTAATAGATTTAGAGACTGGTCAAATGTATAGGGGCATGAGGGAGCCAGGACAATACGGTAAATGGCGACGACTTAAAAAAAGGTTTAAAGTTTATGCATCAAATGATTAAAAAAATAGTTTGTAGGGCAAAAGGACATAATTTTCATAGAGCTGGATCGTGTCCCTTTACAGGAAAGACTTATGATGTATGCGTTCGCTGCCAGCAACTTGAAATGGTATAATTAATCATTATGTATAGAATAAAAAATGATGCAGAAATGGCACAGTCCCAAGAAGGATGCTGTGTGATAGCTCGCTGCAAACAAACAGCTACCCATCTATACGACAATATATACAATCAAGTGCCTCTTTGTGATGCACATTTTGATAAATTAAAAGCTATGCAGTATGGAGACTCTTAATATGGAAAATACAATTGAAAAACAGGTAAGCCAACTAAATGGAGTTCATCTTGGAGGCGGAGGTACTGGAATTTGGCAGTACGACAATTTTATATCTAAAGAAGAGTGTGAAGAGTTAATTAAATTCTTTAATGCAAATGAAGAGGAATGGCGCTTTATTTGTTTTTATGGGTCATATGGAATGCATGTTGTCTCTCCATTTAATAAAGAGCATGGCACTTCTATAACTGAAGAATATATGGCTAACCTGAGAGAAAGAATGATTCAGTATTGCTCCGATGCTGCTGGAAGACCAATGAAAATTAATAGTATGCATGCTCAAAAATGGGAAGTTGGAGCATATGCAAATGATCATTCTGATAATACAGACCTAGATGGAAATGATATGGGATGGGCAGATAACAAGCAATACTCTGGAATTTATTTGAACAGTCAGCCAGACTATGAAGGTGGAGTTTTAAAATTTAGAGATCACGATTTAGATGTTGTGCCACCCACAGGATCTTTTGTTTCATTCCCTGGCGGAGTTGAAAATATTCATAGCGTATCTGAAATTACTAAAGGAACAAGGTACACCATAGTTATTTTTTGGGATTATGCAGATGCATGGTATTCAGAGGCACAGCTTCAAGAATGGGAAAGATTAATTTTTAAAGAAAGAATTCATCAGTATCAATTGAAACAGCAATGGAAGGATGGAGTGGCACACCCGCTTTTAGATGATCCATATGTAGGGCTGGATGACCCAGAAAAACTTCCAGAGGGATTGATGGAAAGCTTAACTTCTGCAGACATAAAATGTAATGCAAGAAGAAATCAAGAAAATGCAATAAAAAATGGAACAGTTCCGCCAGGAGTTGTTGTAGATCAAATTATAAAAGAGGAGTAGCCATGTCAGAAAACAATTCTATTGAAAATGAGGTAGAGGGTAATTTAATCCCAGCAGGTGAAGTAACACTGTGGAATGACATTAATCCAGAACAAGAAGTAAAGGCATATGAGCCTGCAAGAACAGCAGAAGAACTTATAGAGTATGCAAGCTTATTTGTTTTTGTGCCAGTAGATAGCTCAAAGGGACTAGATGAAAACCGTGAAGAATACGATTATTCATTTGTAACAGAAAACGGAAGAGTTGCCTGGGAAAAAAACGAAGATGGTGACTTTTTAGTAGAATTTTTATTTGCTAGTGAAGGATTGGAAAAGTCTGAAAAAAGAATATTGCCTGTAGATAAACTAAAAGAATGGTTTTATAATCCAACAACCAAATTCTACCAAGAAAATATAGTACATGTCCCAATTCAATAAAATATATATAGATCCAAATATATATTATGTTGAAAACTTTTTATCTCAAGAAGAGGTGGAGAGGGTTCTTTCTTCTACTATTGAATGGCGTTTAATCAATGATGATGGAAATGGTGCCGACGAATTTAATGAAAAAGATTTAGAGGTTTTAAAAGAGGGTGGCGGAGTATCTAGAAGACTTACTGGATCTTTAGATTCTGAAGAAGATTTTTGGTGGGATATCGTTGTAAGAAGGCTCAGAGATTTACTTGACAATGATAATGAAAAATATAATGCGGTTCCATATATAACAAAATATTTGCCAGAAGGCGATTGGGGCCTATATTATCATTATGAAAATCACCCAGACTGTGGTCCAATTGGACAATATACAACTTTAGGGTTTACGCTAGCTTTAAATGATGGATGGACTGGCGGAGAAGTTGAATTTAAAAACAAACCAATTAAGTTTAAAGTAAAGCCAGGAGATATATTAGTTTTCCCAGCCTCAGAAGAATATACTCATGCAGTACATGCTGTCAGAGGTAAAGAAAGACTTGTCCATAGTGCTTTCGTGTATTCAAATGATTTTTATGAATCAGACATATGTCCAAATAGGTTTTCAAAAGACTACTTAACCTATTGACAGACTTTTTAATAAATTATATAATTTATTAATGATCTCTTACGATATACCAGACCCTTTTGAAACTTTTATTTCAAATAAATATAAAAATTATACTGGGGCTGTGTATGATTTTTTTGCTAAAGAGTGGCACATGAAATGTGGTTGTTGCAAAGAAGACCTATATGCACCTAATAAAAAAACTATGACAAAGATACGGCTTTATCATACTAGAAATGAATGTTGTGGCGGATACTAATGGATCAATTAGATAGCATGAAAGAAGCAAGGAACATTTTAGACAACTCCGTAGTTGAGCATAACTCAAAACCACCTCTACGATGGATAGCCAATTGGGCAGGATCAAGAGCGTCTGCAGCGGTAATGAGAGCAGCATGGCTAGATGAAGATGGAATAGATAAAGGAATTAGACAAACAATTAATTCTGCTATTTATAAATTGTTATGGCCGATGTATCGTAGGTATGGAACCTTTTACAAAATTGATTGGGACATGTCTGGCAAATCTTGGAACGATTATGATGATAATGGCATTCCATATTGGGAAAAAACTGGGACGGTAGATCCAGATTATGTTCAATTAGAACACGAACAATATCATTGGGATTATATAGACTATGAAACTGGTGATGCATTTAAGGTGATTAAATTTGTCCAATAAAATAGTTTTTCATTCCAAGAGAAAAGAAAATATTGGAAATGAGCACATGCCAGAAGCAGCTAAAAAAAATATTCCAGAATGGTTTTCTTCTGCAGATAAGTACAAAAAGCATGAAAATGGCTTGTATGCGATAATGTTTGCTACACACAAAGGAAAACATATAGCTGAAAAAGTTCTTTCTTGGAAGTCTTGCCCTGCTATTTTAGACGCAGCAATATCTGGATATGTGTTAAAGACGCCAGTGGATATTGAAATTGCTAAAGTGGATGGGGTCTACAAAATAGTCAATCAAGAAGAGTGTGGATTTTTTTGTAATATAAGAGGTTATGAAACAGGATTTCCTACTCCACCTGGATATGAAGAATTAAATTTTGTGTGGATTTTAAACTGGATGCCTATAGTTCCAAAGGGTTACACCACCTTATGGACTCATCCCTTAAACAGATTTGATCTTCCATTTTTATCTATAAACGGATTCATAGATGCAGAAGTATACAATCAAAGAGGGCGGATGCCATTTTTTATAAAAAAGGATTTTGAGGGAGTAATTCCTTCTGGAACTCCATTTACTCAAATAATCCCAATTAAAAATGAAGATTGGGAGATTGATATAAAAAATTATACAGAAAAAGAAATAGAAGAGAATAGGTCTTTTGAAAAAAAGATTTACAGTCCCTTAGAGGATGATGAAGAGTACATTCCAGGGACTTTTAATAGGACAAATTATAAGAAAAGGTTCTGGGTGAAAAAACAATATGACTGAGTGGAAATGCCCTTGCAACGGCTGTGCGAAGGCGGTAAAGCAAGAAAGAGCCCGTATTGCTAAAGCCATAGAAGAAATAAGTATAGATACTCCTGCACAACCTAATGCATTAGGTATGAAATTAATTATATTAGACATAATTAATCCGAAAAGTGAAGCGAAAAGTGAGGCGAAAAAGTAGAGATGAAAAAATTGATCATATTGGCAGTAGCTGCTCTTGCGGCAGGATTTGCTGCCTATAAAGCATTTAATGATTTAGTAGAAGCATTTGAAGATTTTGAATGGGAAGAGGAATATGACCAGGCAGATAGATTTAGCGACTAGAGCATACCTGAATATGCTCAGGAAGAAAAATAAAGAACTTATATCTAAATGTTATAATTGTGGGGCGGAATCAATAGGGATAAATGCAGATAAGCATAAAGTCCTATACGTATGCCAAGATCACTATAAGAAACCAGATGATGTAATTCTAGATACTAGTCAACCAGGAATATTACATTATATATATCCCAATGGCAAGAAAGTCCCAGATCATATGATGGATCCAAATATCGGCGGGTGGCATAAGAAAGATAATAGTACAATAGACTAATGTCTATACTATGTAAATGCGATAAATCACCCTTGTTTCCAAGATGTAATAAGAATCCTGAATATTGCCCAAAAATAGCTGAAGATAAAGAACAAGACGCTATATGGGCTACACAAATTTCATTTGAAGAGTAGACAATCTCTAGTATCCCCCTCCATTTATTCTCCTCTCTAATAGCCTTATAAGGCTTATATGAGTGGAGTATTGTGGAGTAAAGTGGAGAATCATACTATTAATTTAGATCTAATTACTATCATTTATATAACAAAAAGATATATGAGTAATTGAGCATATCAAATGATGGGACGTAATGTCAATTGCAGCATATAGATCAAATTTTGTCAATAGATATAGGCCAAAATTTCCAGGATATTTAAAATTTCTTCGTAAAATGGCATATTGGCCCATATGATTTTGATCAATTTTGTCATATTTATATAACATTCTGTTATATTTATTGACAATTCTGATCTAAAATGCTACAAATTTCCAGGATTTTGATCAATTATCGTAAAACAAATATTTGGCCCATAAAATAGCACAACAAAAAACACATATAGCTAATTAAAGCTATATGTGCTAATTGGGCTAGAATTAATTTATTTATAATTTATCAAAAGCATTTGCATACATTGCACCAAGAATCATAATTGAGAAGAACATTACAAATACTATTTGAAATAGTGTCCAGGCAAAGCCTGTAATAAAAAGTACAAATAATAGATTAAGTATAAATGGCCATCTCATTAGAATGAATCCAAATCCATTATGTACTTTGGATCTCTTACTCTTTTATCTTCAAATTGGGAGACATCTGTTGCCGCCGCCCCGTATTTTGCTACCAGCATATCATTTAGGGCATCAGCCATCATTAGACCTTCGCTTGTGTAGCCTTTATCCCACTCGCTTCTCATCTTGATAGCATTATATTGGATAATATGTTTAACTAGTTCCATTAGTCTATCTAATGTATATGTTGTATTATGTGTAATTAGATAATCTGCCATTACGGCAGGAGAGAATGTGCCGTCATTGAGAGCATCAGTCAATTTATCTGCTATCTTAGTTTCATTTGATTTTGCCATTGTCCGCCTTTCTTTGTTAGCATTATATCAAAAAGGGTGAGCCCCCGCAACCCTCCCAGTTTTCCCACCAGAGGTCGCAGGGGCCCACATCTGTTTACTTGACGTTCTTACCGTCAGTAAATACTACGCCCTTCTTAGAAGCCTCTGCAATAGCATTCTTTGCAGCAGCTGAGAAGCGACCACGCTTGCCCACAGTAATTCCCTGGGCCTTTAGATATTCACGTGTAGTTGTTGGTTTTGTCATTTGTTTTCATCCTTTCATGATGAGTTATTATGTATATTATATATGAATTTCGGGAATTTGTAAATACCCCCGTAAGACATATTTTGGGCCCGTTTGCCCTTAGCTTATGCCCGAAATGTCCATTTCGTCCGCCAAGCTTTAGATCTATTTAGTTATATTCTTCTACCGAATATGGTTCTATGACGTCATCTGTTTCCACGTCATGCCATATCGAATTCATTTGCAGTGCAAGGTCCCATGCCTGTTCCTTTGAGCTGGCCTCCACATCTATGTAGTACCTGTGTGTCTTGTCGCCATATACTCTGTATTTAGTCATCTAGCCACCCGTCCTCATCCAGGGATACAAGGAAGTTGTTCTCCCTCATCCAATCACGAACACATTCTTCTAGGATTTCGCCGCCGTCATCCATGGTGAATCCAAGAGTATCAACGTCCTCCCAGAACTTATCGAAGATTTGT